CCGTCCTTTATACGGATGGCTCTGCCATTCCGAATCCTGGCGATTCTGGTTGGGGACTACACGGATTCGTCTTCAATCATGACGAACCCAAGAAAGGGTCGGGTTGTTCTACCGACTACATCACTGATCTGGGTTACGTCCTGAAAGATCTGTTGGACCAGTTCCGTAAAGGAATGGAGCCTGACGAGATCTTCGAAGAACTTGGCATTGATTTCAGTCAACTGAAGAAAGGCACTCGTGAAATCCTCGAGATGCATCTTCAGTGCAAGCAAGTCACTCCGATCGAATATGTTGACATGTTCGGTCCTGTGGGTCGTTGCCACACCAACAATGCAGCAGAAGCCATGGGTCTCTTGCGCGCATTCGAATACCTCCTGACGCTTCCGGCGAGCGTGAAGGAAATCATGATCTACGCCGATAGCACGTACGCTCTGACGGGCTTTCGTGACTATCTGGACGGATGGGCTCGCAACAACTGGCTCAAGCGTGATGGATCTCCCATCAAGAATCTGGAAACGTGGAAACGTCTGTACGACATCCGTGATGCGGTCTACAAAGATCGAAACATCAACCTGATGTGGAATCCTGGTCACTCCTTCTTTAAGGGTAACCAGATGGCAGACACCAACGCGGACCTGGGTCGCAATTGCACGGTTCACGCAGTCACTACTGACACTACGTTGGTCCGTCCTGCGCAAGGTTATTGGAAGGACGATGAGGTAGATCGTCATCCGCTCTTTGCGCACACCAAAGTCGTCTTTCATGGCGACCGTGAGTTTCACACCCCCGGCCTGTATCACATGGCTGCTGCTGACAAAGACTTGGGCGTCTTTGGTAAGCGTCTCTCCGACAGTGCGTACTCTATTGTTCGTACCGAGAAGCCTGTCGAGTCCGTCGAGAAGATGATCGCCATGCATTGCGAGCTTGGCGAAGATCGAGAGGAAACGGTGGTTTTGTCTCTGCCTGCGTTGTATCGTCCGTCTCTGAACGAGCGTTTGCACATGTTTGGCCGGATTGCTTTTTACCATCCGCTTTCTCACCTCAATAATTTGATCAGTGTCGATAAAGAAAGTGTAACAGAGGTCGTCGATCCGCCTAAGCGCGCTCAGGATGCGATTATCGCTTTGAACACTCTCGAGCAAGTCCTGATCGATGTTCACGACAATGGCAACCCTTCGGGACGCTACGTCAAGAACGACGTGACCAGCTTGTTTTATGAACAAGTCGAGACTACCAAGAAGAAGGAAAAGATCTTAGTCAATAAGCTCAGGGATTCGATCAAACCCGGTTTGAGCTCGATTAAGGTCGACCTTCAGTTCAAGACCGTCGATGGGGAAGACGTTTCCCTTCCTACGATCCTCACGTTTGGTATCGATCTACCCGATCGAAACACTTACAAGAAGATCGAAGAATCGAAACCGGAAATCCTGGTTTACACCTATCAAGAATCTCCTGGTGTGTTCCGTTATTTCTCGGTGGTCAAAGCAGGAAACGACATCGGGGCTTACTCGGGTTCAGACTCCAACGTCCGCTTGAACAAGCGTCCTAAGTAAGAAAACTTCACTTATAATTCCGCATCACCTCAACCATGAAACCTGTACTCACGACTCTGCGCATCTGGGCAGCTCGAATTCTCCTCTTCGTGGTACCTCAACGTGTCAAGCGACTCATCGTCCTTGGCTCGCTGGCCGCGAAGATGTGTGAACACTCGACAGGGAGTTCTGTGTGCAAATCCAAACTGCAAGTCGAGATGGATCTGTGCAAAGACCCCAACGCTCTGGATCTACCCTTTCTCCTGAAAGAGAAGATCTGGACGAAAGCCACTCGCGATATCGACGAGTTGCTGAAAGAGACGCTCGCTGGCGAGCTGATCGATCAGCAAGACTGGAAGATGGTGGCCAGACGGATAGTTTCGAAGATGCCTTGCGCCTTATATTGGGCAGACAAGGCGACCGTGACCAAGGACGTGACACGGCTTCTGAATCGTCGGCAGCATATCTTCGCATGAGAAAAATGCGGCATATACTCACTACCAAACCCATCGGGTCTGGTAGTGAGGTCTTATGCCATCGAAGCGATTTTTACAACCGCTTTTTCTTCTCGAACGATTCGATCGTCGTGTTCAGGGTCTTGATGAACGTGAGCGATCGGAAGGTCGTGTGAGCCGAGAATTCGACTTCGCGAGCAACGCTGTACATGCCGATGGCAAGTTGCTGCGTGAGGTCTTTTTCAACGTTCTTCAGATCGTCATTCTGGATGACCTTCATCAGTTCGTTGATGTTTTCGTACAGGGAATTCAGCGCCTTGGTGACTTCCTTGTGGTCGTACTTGTCGTAGAGCTTCTTGAGCTTTTCGGTCTGAGTGAAGACCAAGGCCCAGTCACCGTTACGACGAACCACTTGCTGGAACGGAGCAGTGGCGCTGTAGCTGTTCTTTTGGAAGCACGCACCCATTTCGTCGGTCAGTTCCTTGTGACCCTTTTCCAGATCCGTGAATTCACGAATGGAATGACGAATGCCGTTGCGGAAAGTCGCATCCGTCGTGAGTTTGGCAATGTACTTGGCAAACGGACGAATGACGCCTTCGACGATGTTGTTGGCGCGTTCTTGTGCACGAGTCAGCGGTTCGAGATATTCCAGATAGGAAACGCTCAGACCTTCCGGCACCTCAGCACGGTCTTGCATGATGTCTGTGTACGGCGTCTGATCGACGTAGCGAATCATCTTGGCAACGGGACGAAGCTGGGCGCCGATGCCAGTCTTGTACTTCTCGAAACTGTTGGTGATGGAGAACCGAGCCTGCTGATACAGGTCGCCAAAGTACGTCTTGATGGGGTGACTTTGGCAATCGCAGAAGCTCGCATTGGTCATCATGTCGGTGAACAAAGCGTTCATGCGACGACCAACCAGATCTTCATCGGTGTCCTTGATGAAGCTGGGCAGGATGAAAGTGTGCATTATCTTCTCGCTTATAAAAAGGCGTCTCGAACAGGACGTCAAAAATTTAAACAGATGTCCTATGTTTTGACATTCTGAACGTATTTCAAACTATTAGGAGCACTCGCAATGAGTTCACCTGCATATGCCCTTCGGCAACCCTACAAGAAAGCAGATCACCTGAAAGCAATGTTTAACGTGGGCGCCGGCCTGGACATCATTTGCGGACGTTGGTACCAAGGCAAACATGACGAGTCGCTTCTGAATGGCGGCTGCGGCGTGATGAACGGGTTTGTTGGCGGACCCAACCTCTTCAAGACCACTGTCGGATCTTACAAGATGTTCCGCGCAATGGCCCGTGTCGTGGGATCGACTGGTTCGGTCTACGAAACGGAAATGAATGCCAACTCTGGTCGGATGGAAGAGCTGGCTTCGTACATTCCGGAATTCGAAGGTGAGCGCATCATCGAAACCGAGCGCCTCATCCACACGAACCGTGAACTCTACACCGGCGACGAGTGGTACGAGGAAACGAAGGACTGGCTGGCCAAGAAGTACGAAGACGCCCAGAAGAACAAAGACTGGAAGGGTCGTCTGCCGTTCATCAAGAAGGGTACGGTCGACGAACTGATGGAAATGATTCTCCCGACTTTCGGGATGCTCGATTCCTTCACAGACTTCTTCACCAAAGACGTCATCAAAATGAGCGATGATGTGGAATTGGGCGGTAAGGGTGCTGAGACGATGTGGATGCGTCAAGGTATCCAGAAGACTCGTCTCATGAGCGAATTTCCTCCGCTCTTGAATAAGGCCGCTCACTACTTCTTCATGACCGCGCAAGTCGGCGCCATCTTCAATCTGGATCAATACAATCCGGAAAAGAAGAAGTTCGCCGCCATGCAAGGCAACATCAAGATGAAGGGCGTGACTTCCAAGTTCGAGTATCTGATGAACTCGATCTTGCAGTTCTACCACATCGAGAAACTGCTGAACAGTTCCAAGGACAAGTATCCTCGGTTCCCGCGCGATGAACACGACAACGTCGAAGGTGACAGCGACCTGCAACTACTGCACGCAATCGAACTGCGTGGAAAGAACGGCCCGTCTGGTGTGCCGATCAAACTCGTCGTATCGCAAAAGCAAGGCGTCATGCCGGAACTCACCGAGTTCTACGGCGCCATCAGTCACCCTGAACGATTCGGTCTTGTGGGCAACGATCGCATCTATAGTCTGGCGCTGTGTCCGGATATCAAACTGCAACGTACTACCGTTCGCAGAAAGATCGCCGAACATGCAACGCTGCGCCGCGCGCTGAACATCAACATGGAACTCATGCAGATGTGTCAGCTTATGCCTGAACTGAGAAACCAAGGTCTCCTTTGCACTGCCGAAGAACTCTTCGAAGGCGTGAAGGCTCAAGGTTTCGACTGGGATCAAATCCTGGGTGGAACTCGTGGTTGGTGGACAATCAACAACGACGATCATCCGGTCAAGTATCTCAGCACCATGGATCTGATGCGTATGCGTATCGGTAAGTACAAGCCGTACTGGATGTAACGAGATGGGTGAGGGTGGATGGTCGGTCCACTCTTTCCTTTGCTCTCATCTAGCTGTAATCAACACTGAGCAAAGGAACTCTCATGAAATCCGCTCGCCCTGCCCGACCAATGCGTCGGGATGAACTGAGGAAGTTCAAAAATATCGTTGTCGTCTTTGGGTCCCGCGATTACACATCGCCGTCGATCTTTGACGACTGCATGGTTGGCTTCATGACGGATTATGAAATTGATCCGACTGAAACTGTTTTCGTCAGCGGCATGGCGCCTAATGGGCCCGACAAGATGATCGTTGACTGGTGCAAGGAGAAAGGTTATGCGTGGCATGAGTGCCCTGCGGACTGGGATAATTTGGATGCTCCTGGTGCTCGCATTAAAGTCAACCCTCGTACAGGCAAGAAGTACAACGCGTTGGCGGGGTTTGTTCGAAATGGTGAGATGGCAAACATCTCCACCCACGGCTTGGGATTCTGGGACGGGAAGTCGCCTGGCACCGCCGACATGATCAAGCACTGCAAGGCCAAGGAGTCGATGAAGTTTCGCCTGATTCGAGTTCCGGAGGTTAAAGATGGCACGAAACCGCAAGGCAGCTGAAGCGGTTTGCCTGGATGTGATTGAATCGATCTGTCCAGGCAACCCTAACGTTGGCCTTTATCGGGAACTCTTCGATAAGAAGAGCCCGAAGTACTTAAACGATGCAGCGTTTCATGATTGGATGGAACGCCTTCGCACTGGTCAAGGATGCTTGGTGTATGTGGATGCCCCTGGTGGCAAACACAAACTCAAGCTGGAAAGAAACATCGGTCCCTTGGCCAAGAAGTACGACATTCAATTCTTTCAGCAGATCTGGTACACCGATGAGAGCGGGGATGTGTTCCTTACTCCCAACGCATACCTCAT